CCAGTTCCGGCATAAGTACCGATGGTGATACCGGGAATCTGTTCCGACCGTGCGAACGTGAAACCGGCGTATTCACCGATAACGCCCTTGAGGTAAGGCATGGTCTGGTTCGGCTGGAATAGAGTCTGCGAAAGTCCGACCATGTTCTGCTCGTATTCAGAGGTCCAGATAATGGCCCGCTTCTCGTCGAGAGCCAGCAACTTGTTGAGCGACGTCCGCGCGCCGTTGTAGGTCTGCGTAGTCGTCGGCAAAGTGCCGGGAGTTCCAACGAAGTTCGGAGCCGTCGCCTGAATGAACTGCTCCAGATCGGCTTCTACCTGGTTGGCAATCATGGTGCCCATTGGACCAGAGTACTTTTTGTGGAACCGGGACATATCTAGGAACAGGTTTTCATCCGTGTCGTTGTAGATGAAATCCCCACCCCGCCAGTAGCTGATTGACAGCGGAACTGTGGCCTGGATGATCGGTTCGGGTTGAAAGCCTTGCCCCTGCCGTCCCTGAGGACGCCATGGACGTGGAATTTGGAGAGTTGTCCCGATGGGGGTGGACTGCTCGAAATACTTCTGGTACTCACGGCTGATCATCCGCAACGCGGGGCAGCTATTGTAGAGTACGCGAAGAGTTTCCGAGGCAACTTCCTGCCGTACGGGAACTGAATTGATAGGCATTTCCGCTCCTGGAATTGGATTCCGAGCGTCGGCCTGTTATTGAGTTGAGGGGCTATCTTCCGAACTGAGCTCTGTTGCGTTCCAGCATCCACTCGGGAGAGCCGATTTTTGGAGCATCAGGAGCCGGTGATCCACCCCGCGCCGCAACTTCAGATGACGGCTTCGGTTTTGCGGGAACCTCCCGCTGCGGTTCGCCCGGCCTTGCGGCTTCTGCGAGGTGCGTGCGGTCTTCGGTGGCCTTTTCAGGTTTCCCAGCTTGCGCGGCTGTCGGTGCCTTTTCAGGTGACCTGGATGAATCATACATCTTTTCGAGTCTGCCTTCAAGTCTGTGAAAGGCGGAAATTTGATTTTTGGGCGGCAGATCGCATAATTCAAGGAACTCTTCCGGGTTTTGCATCCAGTAGTAGCTCACCGAAGCCCGTAGGTCTGAATCTCCCAACAACCCAACGATCGTAGGGATATCTTCGTATTTCACGGACTGAATATCTTCGTTAGCCGCCCACTCTTTGGCGAGTTTATCCCAGTCTGGAAACCGCTCCTGAATATCTGCGGCTGTTTTGGCGTCGAGCGCCTGGTAGCGCTCCTTGGCTGCCTGCTGCTCTGCCTCTTTAGCCTCCGATTCTGACTTTTCCTTTTCCGAGTTGAATTTCTGGGAGGCGAGAAAGAATTCTGCTGCGCCGTCATCTCCTGTCGGGAAGTCGGATCTCTTTGGTGCGGTAGCTACAACTTCGGGCACAGACTCGCTTGGCTTCTTGGTAAGAACGCCGCTTTCCCCTAGAACCTTCAGGACCAAATTAGCAGTTCTTTCCTCTGCTGCACGTAGAGCACGACGCTGCGAACGGGTAGAATCGTGTTTTGGTTTAACCGTCTCTACTTCCGCAGCCGGAGCCGGCTCGGCTACCTTGGCCTCAACCTTGGGCGCTGGCTCCCCTTTGTTGCGGGATTCCATGAAGGCTTTCGCGTCAAACTCTGCTGGCTTCTGCTCCTGTACGGCTGCGCTCATTGCGTCTCTCCTGACGGTTCTGGCTCTGGTTGCGCTGCCGCTTGCACGGCGGGCATGGTCTGCTGGTGTTCCTGATCCGCTTGCTGCTGCGCTGTGGCCTGTTCGTGGTCTGCGGCCTGTTTTCCAACCTCGTGCGCCATTTCCATCATGGCCAAGGTGTCAGCCGAGGCGCGCGCTGCGTCCTGTGTTTTGGCCGTCATCTCTCCGATCGCCAGCTTGGTGGTATTGTCGCGGATGTTGATAATATCCTTCGCCTTCAACTCCAGAGTTTTACCGGCTTTTTCCATTTGCGCGGCCTGAAGCGCCTGCATGAGCGTCTTGACCTGCATTTGCAACTGCTGGTTCTGCTGGCTGATTTGTTCCGGCGTGACCTCATCGCCTTGTTGCGGAGAGATCAGGTCTGCGATACCCTCAACGGTCGGGTTACCTGCACCAATCCAGCGAATCACCCGCGCCATAACGGCGGGGTTCTGGAAGATGGCTGGGTTCAGTTTGCCGGCCTCGATCACGGCCCGAATCGCTTCGTCTTCACGGTCCAGGTACTTCGGACCAGCCACCGCGCGCACGGAATACTTGCCGAGCGCGATATTATTGGCCTTGCCCTTCTTGCCAGTCGCGGGGTCTATCCCACCCGGAAAAAGCTGGTTGATCCGAATGACTTCATGCTGGTTGTCGGGGCGCACGATAATTGCCGCCTGCTGCCCAGTCATGATCTTCGGGAAAATCTCGCACATCTGCTGATAGATGATCGTTTTCGTCCGGTGCAGGTTGTCGGCGTAGCTGTAGTTTCCAACGTTGGACTCAGATCGAAGCTGCTCAATCGCCTTGCCGCTCTGATCACCCTTGTTGGCCCCCAGTGAGGCGTCGTAGGTGGCTGTGGTGGCCTTGATGTTGTCCGCATACCACTGGCCGAGTTGCATCAGCCATTGAATCGGAGCCTCCCACATGTTGCGCTGCGGCATCGGCAGGAGATGTTCCTGCCCCTGCTCATCGCTTGCAAAGGTCGGTTTTACCTCCATGTAGGCCCAGACTTCGGAGTTAACAGAATCCCACTTCGGAGAGTCGAACTGGCCCTCATACCCGATGTAGGGTGATTTTGGAAGCAGGCCGGTAAGTTCCGCGGCTGTAGTCGCCACATAGTTCAACGCGCGGTTGCTGTCAATCGCGCCAGAGATCAGAGAGAGCCGATGCAGTTTCCCGTCGATGTAGACCTCGGGACCAAGTACCGGGAATATCGGTATCAGGCTACCCAGCCACTCGGTGTCGTCCTGCGCCTCAAGAGCATCTACGATGTACTTGCAGATTTTACGCCGTGGGCTGGGGCGTTTGTAGTCAGCATCGGAGCCCTTGGTGTTCTTGCGCGGCTCAACGCCTTCGGGAACTGTCTCCCCGTCGATGTACCAGACGCCATTGGTGTAGAGACGCGAATACCTCTCCTCAACCTCGACCAGATAGAACTCAGCTACCAGAAACGGACCGCGCCAACGCCCCTCGCCATCTTCGCGCGCGCCGGTCCATGCGTTCATAGTCAAGGCGTCATCACCCAGTCCGAACGCTTCAGCCAGCCAGCCACGCGCCATCTGCACGCCACCGGGCTGCAACACCTTGCGATTCTTGCCGAAGGTCATCTCGTACTGGTCGCGCGTGTAAGACTTGACCTTACCGGCCCACATCGCGTCTTGACGGTTGGCCATGCGCGAGGCAGGGTCAAAGAACACCACGGCGGGGTCTTCGACTGAATCAATCCGCAATTGCTGCTGGTCGTCGCGCTCGTTGGCGTATTCCGTGGAAAGTTCGATGTAGCCAAGGCCGGTAGACGCGCAATACTTAACCGCTGTGGAGTCCGCAACTTCGGACATTGAGCGGTATTCAACCTCACGGATCAGGCCTTCGATGATATCCGGGTCGCAAGCATCCTCGTGGTTGTCGCCAACGGGCTTGCATTCCGGCCCCGGAGGGTTCAGCCGAACATCACCCTCAACCTGATCGACGGCTGGCTTACAGCGGTTTATTGTGACAATGGGGCGGTTCTGTGACCGCCGCTTTTCAACTTCGGCGTCCATCCACATGAGATCACCACCCACGTAGCATCGGAGCCTTTCGACTTCGTTCTGGCGGGTGGTGACGTTCGCTTTTTTGAACTGTTCCCAGCACCTACGGACAAATGCCGGGATTTTCTCTTTGGGGATGCTGGCCATGCGCTCCTAGTTCAACTTGCGCACGTTCTGATTCGCCAGAGGGTGTTTCCCGGTGACGGGTTCGCTACCGTTGACGATCAGGCTGGTCTGGCCGGGCAGTGTCACCAGGTTGTTTTCTGCGTAGCGGTGCTCAAACACCACAGCGTCTTTTCCGTCTGGCATGTCCGCGTTTGCCACGGTTCGGATTAAATGCCGCCTTCCGAAGTCATGAGACAGGAAAAGGCGCGATTCCCTTTTATTTGGGTTCTCGCCAACAATTACAGTTTCGTCGCCCAACTCGGCGATGAACATACCGCTTTCATCATAGAGACGATAAAGACCTAACCCGCGGGCTTCGGCGGTAACCAGCGTGACCATGAGATGAGTCGCGTTCTCGGGGATTGACGCCTTTATCGAATCATAAAGGCGTCCCAAGTTGATTTTGTCTTGCATAGTCTCCTGTTAAGCTGCGTCCACTCCCTGCGCGATGCCGATCAGATGGCCGGTTGCGACTCCGTTCAGGCCCAGCATCTGAACATAGGCGTTGTCGGCAGTCACATACTGCGCGAATCCGTACATGTAGCAGTCCTTTACCAGAACTTCACCGTTCATCGTGGTGATGCCGATGGCACCAGTCGGCGCTACCGCACCGGTGATGTTCTGAACCGCATGGAATTCGCAGTTTTTGAACTTGATAAAGCGATCGCACCCGGTTGCCACGCTGACCATTTTGAAGGTGGAAAGGCTGGTGTAAGTCTCAAACTGGCAATCCTCGAAGATGTTGCGCGCGCCGGCCGAAATCTCGACCTCGGTCGTCATCGTCGCTCGAATGGCGGTGTCCAGGCCGATATAGCAATGCCGGAACAGATTCTCGGAACCGGACAATTTCAGGGACCGGGAACCGGCAACATCCGCAACGGCAGTCAGGTCGCCCATGCCGCTGATCTGGCAGTTCTCGATCACATTGCGCTGGCCGCTGACA